GTGGTGAGTATACATAGTCCAGCATAAACTGATCTAAAAAATCTATATCTGCCAGCTTTTCATTTGCATATTGGACTAGACTGTCAACCCGATCTTCTTTAATGCCAACCCCAAAAGCATTAGCGTGTCCTTCAGCATACTCAACAATTCCACTATCATTTAAGAAGGTTTTAAAGTCTACGAGCTCAGATTTTTCATAGCCCCGACATGATCCCTCAAGCATACCATCTCGAGTCCTACGAAGTAACATTACTGGCTTTTTATATTTACTGATAAGTTTATTTGCTATGAGCCCAGATAGATTTTTATCAATCGTCTTTTCAACTATAACCAATATTATTTTATTTGAATCAAGGTTATTATTAACAATGATGTCTTCTATTTCTTGCGTTCCTTCATCTCTAATTTTGCTTTGTCTTGATTTGACATTATTAACAATTCGACAAGCTTGTTCTAATAAAAGTTCTTTTGCCTCAGGGTCTTTATTTCCACGCTTCTTAGAAGAGACCTTTAAAGAACGATTTTCTTCTAAAAAACATCTAAAGACAATATCTTTTTCTTCATCTGTTCCTGCTCGTACTACTGCATTAATTAGTGGAGCAATATAAAAACCAATTGTTGTAGGAGTAATCATAGACTGCATTGAGAACGCTTGACGTTCGACCAGAGCGCTTAAAAAAGCATTTCTTATATTTGATACCCCTTTATCAATTAAACGCTTAGTCTCTAAACTACGTATGTCCATCATATCTGCTACCATTCCTAGTGCAACTAGATCGAGCATTGAGTCAGCAAAATCTGTATTTGCTAAATTATCTAGCACCTTGCAAAATTTATAAACAACTCCAACTCCACTTAACTGTTTATTGGGATAGTCATCTAGCTGTGGATTTACGATAGTAGCTGAATCAGAATCTACATTGGCCTCATGGTGATCTAAAATAATACAACTTATTCCAGACTCATATAATTTTCTATGAATCTCTGTTTGACCAGACCCAGCATCTGGAATAATGACTAGATCGAATTTAGATTGAATATGCTCATCAATGATACTAGAGGATAAACCATGTTCTTTTCCTAGATGGATTCTAAATACTACATTTCGATACAGTTCTCGGTTATACATATATATCCAATTTAAAAGTAGGGCGCTCGAAGTATAGCCATCACAATCAGAATCAACTTGAACAAAGATTCTAGACTCAGAATTTAAATGCTCTAGCAAAGTCTGTGCTGCAAGTTCTATATTATTCAACAGATATGGACTATGTAGAACACTGTCAGTAGGGTAGATATACTGTCTGATTGAATCAAGTGGTATTCCTCTATTGAAGAATATCTGCTCGGTTGGAGTCAGCCTTCTATCTATTGGATTTATTAATTGATATTTCATACTCTTCTCCTATCATAGGCTAAATCTTTTTTTATATAAAAACTCAAAGGTCTCGACTCCTCTATCTATAGGAGATTCTTTATAACCCAATTTATTAAATTTGTCAAAGATAAATGATACTAATACTTTAGAGCTGAATTTGGAATGTATGGATTGCAGTGCCTTAACTTGTTTCTCAAAAAGTGAATCTCCACTTTCTAAGAACTCTTTATCAAATGCTATTACAATTTCCTCAACACCCAAAGATAGAAGTAGTTCTACCTGTACAGCTGATAGATTTGATCCACAGCATGCAACCGCACAACTATTAGAAAATATATCCATCTTAAGAACTGACTTCTCACCTTCAAATACTATAGCCTTCTTCTGCTCTTTTATATTGTCACTATTAAGATCAATCCCATATAAATTAAATGATAGTGGATGAGGATAAGTTTTCCCATTTATATAAGCAGGTCTATACTTTCCTAATACTTCTTCATCTTCTGCCATTGTTCTTTGTCTTATTCCTATTAGATTTTTATCAACATCATAATGAGGAATAACGACAGCAGAAGTGACAGGATTAAATTTAATATTATATTTTAACATAGTGTCTATTGATATTCCTTCTTCTTTCCAGTCTTTCACTGGATAAAAAGACAGATAGTTTAATATTTGACCATCATAAAAATTGATCTCCCTCTTAAACTCCATGTCTGAACAAGCCACCTCAGATTGAGCAGCAGCGAAATAATCTATCTTTATGCGGTTTTGTGTCCATAGAATTGATTGAGTTAGGCTTAGCTCAATATTTCTCTGGCGAAATACTCGTGCGATTAAATCAAAGACATCGAACACTTCTCCACAACCAGTATAACATCTGAACAGTTTAGTGTCCATATAATAATATAATTTACGACTTCCAGAACCAGCTGAATTGTGGCAGATCGTATCAAATATTAAGCTATTATTTGCGCGCACTGGGGAAGAAGAGCCTAGTTCCTGAAGTATCTCGATGACATTGTCATCTGATAAAGCATCTTTTATAACTCTTCTTTCTATCATAAGAACACCTTTTTTATTTTATAATAACACAGTTTCAGTAGAATTGTCAACTATAATATCTATGTCTTCGATACTAATAGGCTTATAGTCATTGTCTGTTAAAAAGAGTGGGTTCACTCTACAAATTGAAAGATCAGCATAACACCAAAGTTTTACTGATTTAAATCGTCCACGTCTATTCTTATAAACATGATGTACTAGATTTGGCATTGGTAAACAAGATGATTGTACATATCCTGCAAGAGCCTCTTTATCTTGCTCAGAAACAGGAAGAGTAATAATTCCTAAGTCAATCTTATCAGCAATAGCTTTAGCACCTCTAAGCACGTTCTGATTTGAAGTATCTCTGTTCTCCCAATCTGAATTTAATTGAGTTCCAGAGAGTATAAATACTCCTAGTTCATTACATAAATCTTTTATTTTTATAGCAATCATAAAGAGAATATTATCTTCTCTTAGCTTCATTCCTCTAGTTCGTTGAGTTATTTCTTCTAAAATTTTTAATGAAGTATGTATATAATCAAAGGCGATATATCTGACCCCATTATCACGAACATTCCTACGAATAACTGCCTCGATGTCTCTAAGCGAAAAATCTGGAAGATGTTCAATCCATAAAGGCGAGTTTGATAATAAGTGAGCTGCTTTAAAAACACGATTTTCTTCATCTCCATAATATACCCCATTCAGAATATTATCTTCTGAAACTCCGCTTAAAAAGGCTAGTCCCATAGTTTGACATTCATCTATATCTAACTCGGTTGTAATGAATAGTGAGGGCTCAGAGCTACCAATAGATACCCATTCTTTCTTCTCTAGATTATAAATTTCATCACAGGCAAAGTTGCACATATCAGCCATCATCATACGAGATTTACCAACACCAGTAGGAGCTGATCTTAAATAAAACTTCTTTAGTCTAGCTCCTCGTGTTACTGTGTTAATGAGGGGGCCATATAATGGGATTCCAACTTCTGGCGATTGTTTTAGTCCTTGAATTAAGTCTACTAAACCATCGCCTGCATGCTTCGATACGGACCACGTCTTACCTAGAAAAGACAGTTTAATTTCTTCTATCTTTTGATCTACCTTATTAGCTAACTCATCAACTTCTAATGAATCTATAAAATCATTTTGTTTTTGTATGAGAGCTCGATCTTGTTGATCGGGATCATATAGCCAGTGAACATCAATTCCAAAAGAATCAAATGCTCTTAAAATTGTAAACTTTTTTAATCTATTAAAGTAGTAGTCAAATGAATCTAGTTGTATTCTACTTTTATCTTGTTCTAACCACTCTGAACCTTGACCATTTGAATATATTTCTTTATAGGCAGGACGAGAAGATAAATAGTTTTCTATATCCATAGTGCTTATAGTATTGAGTCCTTGTGATTTTAGATTATATATAGATGCAAAAATAACACGACTAAACTTACTTGTAAAATCATCTGCTGAGAAAAAATACTTATCTGCTTGCTCTAATAAAAATGGAAATTTATAAAGAGTTAATAATACATGCTCAGCTGTCTTTTCATCATAATACTTAGACACTATAAATCCTCCAATGAAATCTCTCTTATTTTATTTATTCCTTCTGCTCGAGGAGAAGAAATATGAATTGTCTTTTTTTGAATATCTACTGCTCCCTGGGCATTCTCTCTGCCTCTATGAACGCTAGAAAAATACTCTCGAGCTTCTTTATAAAAAAATGGAACGATTCCAATCCCATTAGTTTTCTTGGTTATAGGCATATTTTTAATTTTATAGCAATAATATAATGTTCCTGTTATACCACTTATAGTATATCTATACTGTGATTTAAATTGTTTTATTTGTTGCCCAATCATTCCAAAGTTTACATTTTCTCCCAAAAGTTCATATAATATCACATTCAATCTTTCTCGATCTTGTCGTTCTTTATCTTCTTCATCAGCACAGTGTTCATGGGCATATCTTTTACTAACAACAACAAAGGGTTCTATATTTCTATCTATCTGTTTACTACAATATATACATTTGACTGGTCTCATGCTAACCACCTTGTTAAGAATAAAAGGGGAGGAAATTATCCTCCCCCATAAACTATTTTAATTGCTTTAGTTCAAAAACAATAATGTCTAAAATATCAGCTTGTGCTCGACTCATTTCACTAGCTTTTTTACCAATGCCCAAATGGCGTTCAACAATCTCCGTAATCCTGGGAACATTTTTCATTGCATCCTGCTCGATCATTTTAGCTGTGATAGTACTAAATTCTTTCATTAGTCCATCAAAGTCATGCTCTATTAGATTGCTAGAGTTGATATTTGACTTAACTGAAGCAATATCAGATCCATCTTCATCAGTTTGACGCTTTACAGCTTCTTGAATTGCTTTAACTAGATTTCCATAGCTAAATTCAATATAATCAGGAGTATATTTAAAACGTGAGCCAGCTTCAAATCGCTGAGTTCCTCGCATAAATAACATTGTTTTACTGCCATCAGCTGTATCAACAGAACGACTATAACCAATAATGTCACACATACGACCTGCAATTAATCGTGGCTTTGCTGGAAGAGTAGGAATAATTTTATTATACTCTACACCAGTTTCATCTTTAAATACTTTATCTGTCGAGTGACTGATTAAAACTAAACCATAGTCTAATTGAACCACTGCACGTAATTTAGTATCAAATTCTTTTGCTACTTTGCTATAGCCTCCACCAAAAGGAATATCTCCGATTGATTCTACTCCAGCTTGAGCACAGATATACTGTTCACAATAATCATACGCAATATCAACTGTATCAATAACAATAGTTTCAAACTTTTCTTTTACACCATCATCTTTTAATTGACGAAGAATCTTCAAGAAGTCTGACCAACTATTCATTGGAGCAGCCATAACTCCAGGTAAAGCTGCATAACCCTTTTCAAAAGCTAAAATTAATGACTTTGGAAACTTACTAGCAGTCGTAGTTTTACCCGACTTTGGTTCTCCATAAAACATTACAGAGTAACCACGAAGGTCATTACTGATTTGATGAGGTTGCAAATTTAATAAATCTAACATATTATTTCTCCTTTTGTTTTAAAAATTAAATGTGTTTGTAGCTGGCTTTGCAGTTGTTGTAGTAGTTGTAGGTGCAGCAGGTTTAACACCTTGAGTCTTTTCAGCTACTACGATATTTCTAGCTTGAACAGCAGCTGCTAATTCAGCAGGACTCAATTGATCTTCTTCGTATGGAATAGTTTGTGCTCCAGTAATAACAAGCTCTTTACGAGTATACGATGATCGAACAACTTTTGAATCTCCAAAAGCTGACTCCTCAGCCTTCTCATTTGTTACTGTGTTATTAACTTGAACTCCCCAAACCCGTGTAAAAGTATTTGGATCAAGATTAGAAAAGAAGTCTACGCCTTTTTTGTTTTCAACAACAAGACGAATTGGAAGGGCGTTATTTCTATAGTTAAAAATTAATCCATTAACAACAGCTCGACCTGTTTCTGTTTCATTTCTAATTTCTGGTTGTACAGATTTAATAACAATATCAACTTCAAACTCAGCTTTAGGGTTTACAGTTGGAACTATATTAATATATCCACCTGCATTAATTAATGCTGTACGAGCTTGACCATCTTTATCTGTCCAGTCATTTAAATCTAATGCTGAATTAACACGAAGTCGAGTTGGATTAGCTGCTCCATCTTGCTTAGCTGAACCATTCAAATAGATACCATTTAAAATTCCAAACTTTGCATTGTCCAATCCTTTAGATGTTTTTTGCTGTTCAAATACATCAATAGTAATAACATTGCCTGGCTCTGTTTCAATTTGAAGTCTACCAGAAACATAAGGAATTCCTGCCTTAGTAACACCAGAACGCAATTCTTTTTCTAGTAAAACTCCTTCAATCATACTCTTATTAATCATTTTTTTCATGTAGTTTTCTCCTTATTCAATATATTATAATTATACTATACTTGTTGAATTTTGTCAACTGGTTTAGTGTCGTGCCAGATCTTTAAACATTTCTCAAAATTTTCAGTTCGCTCATAAACCCAAAAAGTTTTGCCATTGGGATGCGTGCCCTTGCTCATAGAGTGTAGACCATTCGCTTTTAGAAAACGATGAAAGTTAATTGAAAAACATTGAAAGAAAGTTTTCTTAATAGCTGTCATTGAAGTTATTCCTCTCAGTATTTTATTTAAAAAATTTCTATAAGATAATTATACCATTTTTATAGGATCGTGTCAACCGAAGTAAAAGACGATTCTCTATTTACTGGATATCTCATTATATCATCAACATTTACACCAGCATATTTTCTAATTTTATTAACTAGTTTCACACCATATTTTACACATAAATTTGTTAATATGCTTTGATCGTGTCTATGATCTATAAACTCATCAAAGTTCTTAAAGCCTGAAGTATTTGGTAGATCTGTAACAATGTATTTATTCTTACAAAATTCAAACCACTCCTCTAAGAACTTAATATTTTCTGAAGTTTTTTGAAACGCTATAATGCCAGCTTCTACTTGATGAGAGTCCCAATATTTAGGACCATCACAATTCATAAAGACAAAACAATCTCTTTTCGTATAAGCCTTTTGACTAAAAAAAGAAGTAGATATTATCTTATCATTTCCTTCTAAAACCATTCTACTAATAAAGCTTCTAGTTCCTTTAAGAATAGTATCTCCAGAATCTAAATAAAATAAAACATCTCCATCATTCATTTCTTTTAGTGTCTTGAGTATTAAATATGGCTTCCAAAGCCAGTATCCAGCTCCACGATCTAAATTAAGAATTTCTTTATTTTCTTTATAAAATTCTGTGCCTATAATATCTTTATCTGTATAGGCAAATATAGAGTCAAATCCATCCATTTGAGCCTTTTCTACTAATGCTTTTTGTTGATTAAAGTATTTATAATTAGCAAAGCAACAAAAATTAATCTTGATATAAATCACCTCTTAAGTAATATTATATCATTTTTAAATGAATTAGTCAATAAAAAAAGGAGCTACTAATATATAATTAGTAACTCCAGATAACTAACTAGTTCTTGTAGATCTTGGATGCTCTTTTGGAAGAAGATCATTGTCTGTTACATATTTTTTATCTTTAGGCTTACCATTTTTTAAAAGGTATAAATATGCATTAACTCTAGCCATAGCCCATTGTGCTCTAGTAACACCAGGTCTATGAGATGTAGAATATGCTCCAGCACCTCTACGATACACAGCTTTCAGTTGTCCCAAAGTAGTTTTAGCCCAAACAGGCTTATCGAGTTTTTCCATTTCCGCATTGTGCTCAGAAACTTTATTTCTTAGACCCACTTCTGTACTTTCATCAATCTCAATATCTCCCCCAGGACCTTGAGCACTTCCTGGTTTATTGACATCACTACCTTTGATTCTATCTCGCTTAGGAGCAGGCGTCCCTTGTCCAGTTTTAGTAGCCCACTGAGTTAGTCCGAAGTCTTTTTTTTTAGGTCAAATTCTTCTGTCTCAGATTCAAGCTCTTCGTAGTCATCATCTTCCATCATATTTGAAACAATTATAATCTGATCTTCTTCATTCTCAATATGGGTTTCATGTGGAAAGTAATCTAGTTGATCCATAAACATATTCCAAAATTTAACATCTTCAACAAGCTGTGGATCTGATTCAGTTGTGTAGTAAATAAGATGCTTGCCACTTGGAGCTATGTCTCTAATATTGCCCATTGTATATCTTTTACTCCACTGTCCATCTTCATCTTGCATAGGCTCTGTTTCCATTAGAGCTTGTTCCAATGCAGCTAAGTCAATTTCCTTTAACTTTTCTTCAGCTGTAACGACGGCATAGCTAGAATCTGTTTTTCCTTTTTCTTTCATAGCTTTTCTTTGAATTTCTAAAGCAATAGCTACTGCTTGCTTTTGTGGATATCCATCTTTAATTAGCTGACCAATATTATTTTGTAGCGTTTTATCAGAATAACCTTTTCTTAGTGGCATTATACTCTCTCCTTAATTAAAAATAAAGTCCTCATCTTTAATAGAATCTATGATAGCCATTTTATAAGAATTGCCCTTCATTGAGAAAAAATCATGTGATTTTGATGTTGTACTGAGTCCATTAAGAACTACAGAGTTAATTTCTTCTCCTTCTGGAAAAATAGCATCAAATCCTAGATTTTGAAGAGCTTTATTAGCGTTATATCTTATGAACTTTTTAACATCATGAGTTAGTCCAATCTGATCGTATATATCTTGACTGTATTGAATTTCATTGTGATAAAGAGTACTCACTAGATATTCAGTCCATTTTTTTAGTTCTAGTTTTTTAATATCTGTCTGACTGTTATAAATTTCTTGAGCTAAGAGTCCTACATAGACTCCGTGAATAGATTCATCTCTAATAATCAAATTAATGATTTCACCACTCTGCATTAACTTACCCTGACCATAGCATAAAAGTGGATAATAAAAGCCACTGTAAAACAAGAAGCTTTCTAGTAAGACAGATGCAACCATAGCTTGATAAAGTGATATATCATCATTATCTTTAATATCTTTATAAAGAGAAGTGATAATCTGTGCTTTATTTTGTAGGTATTTGTTCTGTTCAACCCAAGCAAATAGAGCCTGAATCTCTTCTTTAGTTGCTAGAGTCATAAAAATGTTGGAATATGATTTTGCATGAACGGCATTCTCCATCATTCCCATAAAGTTTAAAACAGCTTTTCTTTGATGACCCTTAACGTGATTCATAATTAAAGGCATTCCTAGATTACCCTGCTCTGTATCGAGCAGAGTTAATCCAGCTAGGGCTTTCTTATAAACTTCCTTTTCTTGATGACTCATTGACTTCCAAGTGAGAAGATCTCCATTTAAGCTAATCTCTTCTGGTAGCCAAAACTGACGTATATTTTGTTCATAAAATATTTGTGTAAAATTATCGTCTTTCTGTGCCCAATTTGCAGCAGTGTGCAACATATTTTTCCTCCTATACCGAACAAGATAAACAATCTTCTTGGGTAGTATCTTTTGTTCTTGCGTAATAAAGTGTCTTAATGCCCTTGTGGTGAGCATATAAATCAATTCTTGATAAATCCCTTGTTGACATTTTATCTGTCAAGAATAGAGTAAAACTAATGCCCTGATCGACGTGTTGCTGAACAGTAGAAATCATATCTATAACATCAAACATATTCATATAATAAGCTTCTGTAAAAAAGAACCATGTTTTAGAATTCAAATAAGGCATTGGATAATATGTTTTTGAGTTACCATAGGTACGTTGTTCTATCTTTTCCATTATAGGCATAACAGAAGCAGTAGCAGATTGAACATAGGATATGGAGCCTGTTGGAGCAATAGCTAATCTATAACTGTGATACAATCCATACTCTTTAACTTGTTCGGCTAGATGAGCCCAGTCTGCAGGAGTAGGAATACTCATTCCTTCAAATAGCTTTTTAACCTTGTCAAAGGCAGGAGAGAAATCAGTATTTATATATTTTTCAAAGTATTGTCCTGTCGCATAGGTGGACTGCTCGAACCCATGATATCTTTCTCCTGTGCTTTTTGCTATTTCATTTGAGCGAATAAGAGAATAGTAGTTCATCATCATAAAGAATGTATTTGCAAAGTCTCGGCCTACTTCACTCTGATATTGGATTTGATTCTTGGCAAGATATCCATGTAGATTCATTGCGCCCAGTC